ACCAGATGTGACAACAGGATATGTAGCAGTATAAAATGTCTCTGCATCTTCTACGAAAGCAAACTCATCAAGGTACAACATGTTAATTGACATACCACGAATGGACGATGAAGATGTGGCAGCTGCAACCAGTTTACTATCATTGCCGAACTCGATGTTTCCTTTGTTTAGAATCTTTACGCCTGGTTGTAAGAAGAATGGCACGGTCTCCAACATGGTTACAATACGAGACACCATCTCTCTGGCAATCGCACCTTTGTTCGCCAGAATCGCTGTGGTGACTTCTGGAGTGAACAATAGATACCATAAAAGATATGCACATGATGTAATTGATTTACCACTCTGTCTGGCGGCAAGAATGACACTGAATCTATTGTCATTAAAATGATTTATGAGTTTATCTTGATATCCACGAAGTTTAAACGGTACTAGACCTTCATCTAGTGATATAATCTGACAATAATTTTGTATAAAGTGGCAAGGATCCTCAGAACATTTTTGATATTCTGCTATCTCTTCTGGTGTATACTTTGTTTCTACACCTGCTCTTTTGATTAAATTGTTACCTAAGTAACCTTCGTTCTTCGCTTGAACCATATTTTAGTCTTTGTTCTTCTTAAGGAACTTTTGTAATTCAGAAGTTGACCCAACATACAAATGATTGTGTTGTTGTCCTATCTTCTGTTGTTCTTCGCCCTCTAACTTCTTCAATTTACTCTGTAAATCTATAAGTTTCTCTGCTGTTTCACCTACTGTTTTAATTAACTGACCTGCAACTTCGTATGCACGAGGGTGTTCTGTTTCTTTTGATAATTGTAGTATGCCTTCGATTGCATCTTGTCCTCTTTCTACGAGTCCATACAGATTTTCTCTAGCGTATTTGTAATCTGTTTCCATGTTCTCATGTCGAGAAGGAAGTTTAACTATCTTTGTTTCTTCTTTGATGTCCGATTCTATATTTAAAAGGTCATCTAATTTTTCATCTATATCATTCATGTTATTGCCTCGAAATAGTCTATATTCAGTACATGTCTATATTTTTTACTACATGTATTGGTTGTACCTGTGTGTTGTGTATGTCCATCAAACATCAATATTCTATTCGCAACACTATCAATACATTCTATTTCATCTGATTCTTTTAGCATAGTATATCCATTATTTGTATTTAAGTATAACAATGCAGTTTTTAAATTTTTTGGTGCAGTCTCAATGTCCACATGAAATTCATTTTTTATAATTGTATCAGTTCTTGGCAACATATTAAGTTTACATCGCACTAAAGAACAAACATTTAATTTATCTAATAATGGTTCAATCCACTCATATGCATCACTCTGAGGTTGATTGTCAAAGTATAATGCATGTACAAATTGTATCTCATCACCATCTCTATTGACTGTATTTAAAAAATATGGAAAAGTTGGATGAGTAAATTTATCTACTAGTTCATTAAAGTAGTTTTGGTCTAATGCATTATCTATTATTTTCATCTATTTCATTCATAATTAACTATTGTCTTCTTCACTGTAATCATCTTTGACACCATCGTCATAGAAAGATACATTCTCTGCAACAACGAAAGTATCGTCTGCATCGACTGAACCAACAAAGAGTAATTTATTACTAGCATCGGTCATGTTCACAGCAGCCGAAACTGTTATTTGTTCTCTGTTAGTTGCAATTGTGGTTATTGTGGGATTGGTATCTAAGTTGGTACCAAATACTTCATCTCCTACACTTATCTTACTATTTATTGCACTAGGGAAGGTGATTATGTTTAGGTCACTTACTGCATTTGATAACTCTTGGAATGCAGGTTCATAGTGTTTAACTTCTTTAACAAGTCCTGATACACCTATATTTGATGATGTAAATGTTTTATTGCCATCTCCAATATAAGTTCTTTCAATAACATTCTTAATGATATTGCCTGTATAGATAGGACCAAAGAAGTATGTCTTCATTGTAAAGTCTAAAGTATATTCTATAACTCTTCTATCTTCCATTGAACCCTCATAGTCATCTTGAAATGATACTGAGTTTAATATTATGGGTACATCTCTATGGTCTGCCATATCATCAACCATCTTCATGGTGACTGTATATTCTGGTTGAAAGTAAGGTAGTATCTGTTCTACGATTTGCAATGCATCATTCATATTCTTAGTTAGAATAGTTAATGTGAAGTTTAGATTGTAAGGTGCAGGTGCGTATTGAAAACCTTTTTTACCATTTGTTTCCATTATAGGTTTGACTGCCCTTATGAGTTTGTTCTGTTGTCTCTGTACATCATATTCAAAACCTGTCAATTCAAATGCCATCCTTGGCAACGATATTGCACTCCTATTTCTATCTGATAGATTCGCCTCTTCAGCAATTCTATCTAAAAACTTTTGTTTAGGACCATATGATATTGGTACCATAGGAGAAGATAAGACTGTTCCGTCTGATTTGATTTTCTTGAATTGAATGTTATTAAACATTGTACCAAATACTGATACGCATCGTTTAATAGTTTCATTGTAAAAATATGTACCGAACATTATGGTTCACCAAATGGGTTTGTTTCTGATAAGTCTAAGTATGATGAATCTTTATTCTCAAAGTCTAAGTTCTGAGCGGCTGCATCATTGTTGAATGTCATTCTATCGTCTATAGATGAGATAGTAAATGTTGCGCCATTGGCACCATTTAATACATCGCCAACTTGTAGTGTTGTTGTGATATCTTTTGCGAGAAGTTTACTTGTCGGTTGATTCCAAGATACAACTTCTGCAACAACTGTACCATTGAGTGCGAGAGTTTCATTCGCAATATAGTCTGTTGCATTACCATTGTTCATTGTCATATTCAATGAGTATGCTTGTTCATCTTCTATCAAGTCTATGTCACCAATTCCAGTATCGAAATCTTCTTGACTGTATTCAAACAGTTCACATCTTAGTTTAAATACAAACAGTTTACCTACTTGATAGAAAGGGTCTTCATGTTCTACAAATTTAATTTCAAACATAGAACCACTAAGAGGGAAGTAGATTAAATCTCCTTCGTTTGGTCTAAATGATGTTGCGAGATTTGAGTCTAGTGAGATGAATCTTTCCCAACTTCTTAATGATATAACAAAGGTCGCCTGGTCTCTAATCTGTAAACCAAACTTAGACATAAGGTCGCCTTCGCCTTCGAAACCATCTGTATTCTCAATGTACATTTCAACTGAGTATGCATCACCAAATTTAGATTGCACATCTTCATTGAGTATACTATCCTCTTCGATAACTTGTCGAGGTAGATACATTGTCTCGTGACCATACATTCTTAAAGACTCAACAACTAAATCTTCATAGAGATGTTGTTCAGAATTTACTGCATGATTAAAAAATACATTTGTTGCCATAATTTATTAGCCCATCATGTCCATGGGTAACATGTCATGATTTAGTCTTGCCTCTTCTTCGAGTCTTGTTATTTCTTCTTGTGCCTCTTGTTTCATCTGTTGTCCATCTAGTGTCACACCACCTGGTAATGCGATACCTGAGAATTTAGATAAGTTCTCTCCCCACTGATATTTACATAATGCAGTTGCATATTTTTTTAACCACATGTCATTGTATACATCTGTAAAGTTATTTGGGTCTATCTTTCTATAACATTCAATAACAATATACTCACCTTCATGTACAAAGTTTGAGTCCATGTGTAAGTATAATCTGTTTTGATGTTGATTGTAATTGATTGGTGTTCTACCAATAAGAATGTGATTCATTGTTTGAATCTGTTGTTGAACCATTTCATAGTGCAACATGTTAGTAGCGTTCATACTATATAAATCATTTAATCTTAACTGATATCTAATGTCCCACATGTTGAGCGCTGACTTATCATTGAATGGAAATATGTTCATAACTGCCATAACAAACTCTGGAAGAACAATGTAATTTTGTTGTTGTTTGAATTGTTCGTCTGTATATGCGTGAGTACCAGCTGCGCTTTCAGTGAATGATTCATCACTCTTCATTGTTTGTTTTTTGGTACCTGTCATCTGATGTTTTAGATAACATTTAATCGTTCCATCGTAATGATAATTGTAGAAGTATTGAAGTGCTTCGTCTATTCTATCATCAAACTGGTCTTCATCGATGTTGATTTCCAGAACAGGTGCACCAAGTTTTCTTTTGATGTACTCTTTGAATGTTGCTTTACTGTTTGGAGTTGCCATAGTAGTATTTCCTGTTTATACTACTATTTATATGAATTCTAATCTTGGAAAAAAGTTTTTGTTTGTAGTCTATCTATCTTCTCATCTATACGCTCTATAGAATCGATAATTCTCTGAAAAGACTTCTCCATCTGTTCTCTAGTGACATAATCCTTGGCGATTTCTTCTCTTGTTTTATTGATAAGAATATCCATTCTCTTTTGTTCAGCAAAGATTCCTCGAATCATCCATCCGACAGGAACTACTACAACAGTAAGAACAATATTCCAAAGTAAGTGTGGGTCTATGACTATATCCATATTGTTATTTATGAATATGACTACTGTATCAACTTACCAAATCTATCTGTTCTGAACACTAAACCCATGTTTTCTTTATGCCATTCTTCGCCATTCTCTTCAATAAGAGTTTCTCCATCGGGATGTTGAATCTCTATATTAAACGATATACTATATCTATCTTTATCTGTCGTGTTTGGTTCAACCATATGCATGGTGCCACTAGGAAATAAAAGTATGTCTCCAGTTTTTGGTTGCCAACCCCAAGATTCTTCCATTCTAGGTGAAGATAGAGCCATTCCAACATAGTGTTTAGTTGTTTCTATAAACTTAATATCTCCCTCGTCTCCGTCTGCCCTAATATAACATGCACCAGAATAAGTACAACCATTATGTAAATGTGGTGCATTATATCCACCTGGATAGTTTATGTTTCCCCATGAGTTATGCATAACACATTGAGCAGTTCCTTTTTCAAATCCACAATAACCCATAATCTCTTCCGTCACTGTTCTTTTAATTTGTCTCATCAACTTATTGAATATGGGATTGTTATCGATACCATCGTTTGATTGCCAACCGAGACCTTTATTAGACCTTCTTCTACCTTCACGGTCTCTAGTTCTCATAGCGTCCATTTCATCCTTCAACATTTGAAAATACTCTGGCGTCAATCCTTCCACTTTGTCTTCTGGATTATATAACCATTCTCTAATACAAATTACTGCTGGACTAAATAATTTAATCGCCATCTATTTCTCCTTTATGAAATGGACACTCTGGTGGAGGTTCCATTTCTTTGAAATTCTTACCTTTTTGTTTCCAATGTCCTTCACTTCTATATGCACCCATATTGTTGGGTTTCTCTTTTAATAGTTTATCGTACTTCTCTCTGTTTACTTGGTCCATGCTAGGAAGTTCTTGTACTCTTTCTTCGGTTCTATCTTTGTGCCATCCAGCAGTGTCTTTTAACTGATAAGTCGATACCCATTCTTCTCTTTTAAAAGGTATAACTTGAACTAGGGGAGTTCCTTTTGGTATAACAAACGAATGACTAACTTTAGGATAGAAAATAATTTGTGAATTGTCTTGATTGATATTAAAGTCATCTGTATCTATAACACCTTGCCATGTTGCAAAATGATTGTTTTGAAATAAAAAGGGGTCTAAATAGAAACAAGAATAACCTTTTGGCGTTATTATATTCCAAGCATTTCTCATTTTAAATGCATCTTTAATTGGACCTTCTTCCCCCAAATAACTGAATGAGTGTGCAAACTGAGCTGCAGGATGAGAAGGAGATGCTTGAGATTGTGAAACCTCTTTGCCAAATTCTTGAGTATATGTTTTGCCGTTATCAAAAACAACTTCCATATCTCTATTTGCAAGAATATACCAACCAGATTTTAACCAATCATCCATTGCCGGACAAGCACGAATAGTCTGTATTCTTTGTCCTCTATCGTGTTGAAAGACTTTCATCTTTTTCCACCAATCAGGACTTAACGATTTAGCAAGAACTGGTTTCCAGTCTCTAAGACTCTCTTCGTTAAATGTAGTGAAATCTATCGTTGGCATTATATAATTCTTCCTTATCTACTAGTTCTATCTCGTCACCCCTAAGTACGATAGAACATCTATCTGCATATCGAGCTCGTTCTGTTGGTGCATCTGCACCATGTGGTATTCTTCCATCAAACATTAACAATCTGTTTGGTTTAAACTCTATACTTCCTATAGAATGTTTTTCTATGTGTTCTTCTCTTCCATCTAAACCGGCTTGATAAACACCTTTATCATAAAATCTTAAATCTCCACCCCATGCAGGATTCCAGAATTTATTGTAGTAATATAGAAATGATAGGTTCCATTCATCTTGTTCATCACAATCACAATGAGTTGTACCATGTTGACCATGAGTTTGAGAATTGGTTCCCATATACTGAAATCTTTTCCATTTAAAACCAAAGTCTGTACATATTCTTCTGTTCAACCATCTAGCGTGTTCTACACTTTCGGTTGTTTCTCCATATTCCATTTCTGGATTACCATAATCATCTGTTTTAAAGAATGATGCACCCCAAAGTTGATGATGAGGTAAACCTGTGGGATGTTGTGCGTTTACTTGATTTTGTTTAGCCCACCTAGGACCCTCAGAAGTTTTACGATGAATCCATCGATGTATAGAAGTCTCTAAGTAATCATCGATTACATAGACTTTATTTCCTAAAGGAAAGTCTTTAATAGTAAAAGGTTTATCTACCTTGACTATTTCTAGGGACATAAACTACTCTATTAATGCTTTTTGTGGAGGTGGGAATCTATTAATATATTCTTCTACATCTGGAAGTAAATCTTCTCTAGTTGATTTTACATCATTCATAACATTTACATAGATGTTCCACAGTACATCATAGTATTCCAATACTCTTCTTGCATCTGACCTTAAAGGATGATTTGAACCATCTCTACCTGCAGCCATAACATCTACCAGACTTTCAAATCCATAAGATTGAATTTGTTGGTCTAAGTAATTTCTACCAACATCATTAATTTGTTGACTGTATTGATTGGATAATGTCACATCGGAAGGTGGAACAGAATTTTCAATGTAGTTTTCGATTGCATCTAACTCAACATCTGTTAATGAAATTTTTTCTTGTTCATCAAACTGAACATTGTCTTTCCATTCCATAATCTTGACTTCGATGTCATCATAGATAAGAACATCATACTCAAACCCCAAATTAGGTTTATCGACATTATCATGTCTCCATTCTAGGCCATTTGGTTTTCTAATAGTGAGATGACCATTCTCACAATAAATTAACATATTCATAACAACTCCATAATTTAGTTTTGATGTTTGTTTTTAAATCTTTCATACATATTTAGGTGTTCTATTTCAGAAGTATCCATACCTTCAATCCAAGGACCGCCTCTAGTATAATGTATAGCACAAGCACGCCACTTTTCTTCCTGTGTATCATGCCCCTCAGTTATAACATACCATTCTGGTATTTCTGATATCTTATCTGTCCATTCAAATTGATGTAGATATTTACCACTTTCAGTATTGATAACTTCTGGTGTAAGTTTTTTACAGTCTTCATGACCATTATTAAATATCATTAATGATGACCAAAGTTTTTTAGGATAAGATACATTCTTTTCACCGTTAAATTTTGTTTCAGCATAAGTATCAAAATCATACTGAACACATGCAACTGCATCATCTAAATCTAAGTAGTAGAACATTGGTAAGATACTTTCATTGAATAGTATATCATCATCAATAAAAATACTAAATCCTTCATAGTTTTCTAAGTAAGGAATTAAGAATCTACTATATGTGAACTCTGTTGATTGAGCTGCATACTCTCTATTATACTCTGGAATCTTTGATATGTCAAGAAACTTTATCTCAGGAGTCCAATCTCCTAATATATCATGTACATCACCACGACCTGCTCCAAATAATATACTACTCTTAAGACATTTAGCACTTAGTTCTGCAATGTCTTTGTGTCTACTATCATATCCGACATAGATTGTCAAGGGTTTGCCAGCAGAAAGTTTATTTACTTTTTTATTGAAGTCTGTCACATCTCCTCTGAAGTTCATCTTCAATAAGTCACTATGTATTTCTAAATATCCACGAGTGAATGAAAACGACATTGAGTAGTGGGCTGCATTTCTTTCTACAAGTTGCGACTTCATTTCCTCAATCATTTCATCTATGGGTGTTTCTGGAAGAGGTATAGCATCGTGGTCATCCCATATCCATAAATCTAAGTCTGGGTCATCCATAGTTTCGAAAACACCTGAACGAACAGAACCTGGATGTATAGATAATTGATACATTCGTTCATCTCTGGAGTTCATACCTGCTGTAGCTACAGTACCTTGAATTGCATTCCATAGACCTTCTTTTCTGATACTATCGACTAACCAATGTGCCTTTGCACCATGATAATATACAGCATTAAGACTACCATCTTGTTGTTCGCTTAACTTAGTACCTGTAAATTCTTCTATCTTTTGATATTCATCATTTGAATTTTTAAAATCCATACCTGCAATTCCTGGTTTTGGATTTTCGGGTGGTGCAGTGTATCCTTTAGAAAGAAAGTAATGATATGCCCATGAATGAGATTGTAGTTTGTTCCAACCAAGAAACTTTTGTTCCTTGATTAACTTAGTCATATCACCCCATTTGACCTGTTTTAATTTTCCTGTTTTGTTCGCTGTCACCCATTTTAAAGATTTATATGCTTCTGTTTCTTTATAATCTTTTGATACATCAAAAGAACCCAACTGAACATGTGTGTTCTTATCTGTTGGATCCCAATCTTTGAGAAGTTCCTTTGTGTGCTCGAGTGAGTCTGATTTTACGCTCATAATATAGTTCCTTAATTTCTACACTAATATTTAGTGATTAGGAATTAACAGGTGTTCCTGGCCATGTTTGTGACAATGAACCATCCCAACGGATAACAGGTGTTTGACCTTGTCTAGCATATGTACTAGGTGACCTATGTTGATAAGTCGTTGGTGTCTGACCTTGTCTAGCATATGTAGAAGGACTTCTATGTTGATAAGTCGTTGGTGTTTGACCTTGTCTAGCATATGTAGAAGGACTCTGATGTTGATATGTAAGAGGTGTCTGACTATTTGCAGGATTTCTGTAAGTAAACGGACTTCTATGGTCATATGTTAAAGGAGACCTGTGGTCATATGTCAACGGACTTCTATGGTCATATGTAAATGGAGTCTGATTATTTCTTATAAACGGATTCTGAGCATTTACAGGATTCTGATAGTTCGCTGTTGTTTGTCTGTTTCTAATATTAGGTTCTTGTTGAGCTCTAATATTAGGTTCTTGTTGTGACCTTATGTTTGGTTCTTGAGCATTTCTAATAAACGGATTTTGTGCATTAGCAATATACGGAGATTGTGCATTTCTAATATTAGGTTCTTGCGTTACCGTTTGACCTGAACGAATATTAGGTTCTTGTTTTGCCCTAATATTAGGTTGTTGAGCATTACTAGGTGATTGAGCATCTCTAATATTAGGTTCTTGTTGATTCTTAATAGTAGGTTGTTGAGCACTCTGCTGTTTGTTTCTAATATTAGGTTCTTGTTGTGACCTTATGTTTGGTTCTTGTGCTGACTGTTGCGCTGAACGAATATTAGGTTCTTGTTGTGACCTTATGTTTGGTTCTTGTGCATTTGAAGTGGTTTGTGCGTTTGCAATATAAGGTGTTTGTCTGTTTCTAATATTAGGTTCTTGTGCATTTGCAGTGTTTTGTCTGTTTGCAATATAAGGTGTTTGTGCATTTCTGATATTAGGTTCTTGAGCTGCACTAGCCCCTTGTGCATTAGCAATGTAAGGAGTCTGAAAGTTTCTGATATTTGGTTCTTGAGCAGACTGTTGAGAATCTCTTATATTAGGTTCTTGTTTGTTCTTAATTGTAGGTTGCTGAGCATTACTAGGTGACTGAGCATCTCTAATATTAGGTTCTTGTTGGTTTCTAATATTAGGTTGTTGTATGCTTCTAATATTGGGTTGCTGATTGTTCCTTATATTAGGTTCTTGATTATTCGCAATGTATGGACTCTGGAAAGTATAAGGTTGTTGACCAGTATAAGGAGTCTGACCATTCTTAATAGTAGGTTGTTGATTATTTCTAATATTAGGTTGTTGATTATTCGCAATATAAGGACTCTGGAAAGTATAAGGAGTCTGACCAGTATAAGGAGTCTGACCAGATGCAATATATGGCGACTGATATGTAAATGGTTGTTGACCAGTATAAGGTTGCTGGCCATTAGCAATAGACGGAGTTTGCACATTAGAAGTGCTTGGCGATTGAGCGATGCCAATTAGAGGTTGCTGTGGCATTAGATTTTACTCCCTAATCTTAATTTAATTATCATCTTCATTATTTTTGCCCAATTGGTAGACCTTGGTTGTTAAAGTTATGTGCTAACATTCCATTAACAAAGAAGTTCGAGTTATCTTCAATATCAGTTAAGTTATAAACTTCCATTTCTGAATGTTCTTCTACTGATACTATCTCTAGTCCCATTTCATCTTGTCTATCAAACATTATTCCATCTAACATACTGAATACACTATCTCCAACTGTAAGTTCATGTGTTTCTATATCTTCCATCCAACTATGTTCTTTGACTGATTTCTCAACATCAAATGCACCCCATTCGCCATTTGGTAGCATCAATGGGTGAGTATCAGTCATCTGTAGAATTCTACCATCTGAGAATGTTATATCCCATATAGAACTGATTGGTTGAGGATTAATTTGTTGTATTCTCTTAGGTTCAAGTAATTTAGTACTTTCGTTCCAAGACATGACCCATTGACCAATAACACATGACTCGATAGGTGCATGTGAACCATCGCCTAACCATATCATTGAACCTGGAGCGAAGCAACCTCCGCCTCCTCCTCCACCACCAAAGGTAAACGGATTTCTGTATCCATAAGATGCAGGAGACTGATTGTTTGCAATCGAAGGCGTTCTATGTTGATAAGTGAAAGGATTTCTTCCACTAAATGGGTTTCTAGCAGAGTTTGGTTGTCTTGCCTGATAAGTGAACGGTTGTCTTGCACTAAATGGTTGTCTAGCACTATTCGGTTGTCTTGCCTGATATGTACTAGGTGACCTGTGATTATATGAACTAGGCGACCTATGGTCGTATGTAAATGGTTGTCTTGCACTAAATGGGTTTCTAGCAGCGTTAGGTTGTCTTGCCTGATATGTACTAGGTGACCTATGTTGATATGTACTAGGCGACCTATGGTCATATGTATATGGTGACCTGTGATTATATGTAGTAGGTGACCTATGGTTGTAAGTAAACGGATTACGATATGTAAACGGTGACCTATGGTCATATGTAAATGGCGACCTATGTTGATAAGTAAACGGACTTCTATAAGGTGACCTATGGTCATATGTACCAGGTTGTCTATTGTTGTAAGTACTAGGATTCTGGTAAATACTTGGCGACTGATGCTGATAACTACTAGGTTGTCTGTTCTGATAGGTACTCGGATTCTGGTAAATACTTGGCGACTGATGCTGATAAGTACTAGGTTGTCTGTTCTGATAGGTACTTGGATTCTGATAGATACTCGGTGACTGATGTTGATAAGTCAACGGACTTCTATGCTGATAAGTGAACGGACTTCTATAAGGCGACCTATGGTCATATGTCAACGGACTTCTATGGTCATATGTAAACGGACTTCTATAAGGTGACCTATGGTCATATGTTAAAGGAGACCTGTGATTATAAGTAAACGGATTACGATATGTAAACGGTGACCTATGGTCATATGTAAATGGTGACCTATGTTGATAGATGAACGGACTTCTATAAGGCGACCTATGGTCATATGTATTAGGTTGTCTATTACTATATGTAGAAGGTGACCTATGGTCATATGTAAATGGTGACCTATGTTGATATGTCAACGGACTTCTATGTTGATATGTCAACGGACTTCTATGATTATATGTAGAAGGATCCTGATATGTTCTAGGGTCTCTATATGTAGAAGGTGACCTATGTTGATATGTGCCAGGTTGTCTAGCATTTCTAATATTAGGTTCTTGTTGTGACCTAATATTTGGTTCTTGTTGATTTCTAATATTAGGTTCTTGTGCATTTACTGGATTTTGATAAATCGCAGGTTGTCTTCTATCTCTAATATTAGGTTCTTGTGCATTAGCAATATAAGGATAAGGATTCTGTTTGTTTCTTATATTAGGTTCTTGTGCATTAGCAATATAAGGATAAGGATTCTGTCTGTTTCTTATATTGGGTTCTTGTGCGTTTGCGATATAAGGATAAGGTTGTTGAACACTCTGTTGTCCAGAAGCATTATTCCAACCGGTAGGCGTCTTTACATAAATCTGGTCTGCAGCTTTCCATGTGCCTGAGTCTGTTTTTACCCATGCACCTCGGGTTGCATTCCAACCGGTTGGTGTTTTTACCTTTTGTGAGCCTGTCGCCATATTATATAGTCCTTAAAATACTATTCTATTTATTAAGAGTAAAGAACCCATAAATCGCCAACTGCGCCATCACTTCCGCCTGGTGCTGATGTTGACTGATATATGTTTCTCGCTGTGCCACCACTGTTTGTTGCATTTGTAATTGTCAATGCGCCAGTGTTTACTGCACTTGGGGTAATCGTTAAATCACCTGTTGATGCACCTGTAAATGTTCCTGTTCCGAATGTGACTGCATCAGCACTTTCATCCCAACCAATAAATACATTGGCATCACTTCCTCTTTCGATAACAAAACCTGAATCGCCTGAAGCAGAACCACTATTACCTGTCCCTAACTCTATAAGTTGGTCTTCGATAGTTGTATTTGTTGCCGAATTGGTTACTGTTGAACCATTAACTGTTAAGTCGCCTGTGAGAACTAAGTTTCCAAATTGAACATTACTTGATGTTCCAACTGCCTGTCCAATAGAGATTGTTGCGGTTGCACCTTCTCCAGAACCACTTACTGAGACACCAGTTCCTTGACTTACACCTGCAATATAATTACCTGTTGTGTCTGTTCCAAGTGCGACTGAGTTAGCAGCGACTGTAGTAGAGATACTAACATCACCTAAATTGGTCATTGTAGCAGAACCTGTCACATCGCCTGTCAAGGATATTGTTGGGTCACTAACATTCAAATCAATTGTGCCATCTGCATCTTGATATGTTGCAGTAATACCACTTTCAGTATTACTTGAGAACATCGCCCCAGCGATATCTTGTACATTCTCTGTTGATAATTGAGTGTTAGTTGTTGTGACTGAACCACCCAATGCAACTGATTGACCATCAATTGTTATCGTACTATTAGCAAGTTTTGCATTTGTAATTGAACCTGCAAGTTTGGATTGATTGATTGACCCTGCCAACATGGCATTAGTAATGTCGTTATCACCAATAACAAAGTCAAGATTACCATTTGTATCATCGTATGATACTGAGATACCTGTTTCGGTACCATCTAACATACCACCAACAATGTCTTCGACTTGTTCTGTTGTTAATTGTGTATTTGTTGTAGTTATATTACCACCAAGTGATACTGCTGTACCATCAATAGTGATTGAAGAATTAGCAAGTTTTGCGTTTGTAATACCACCTGCAAGTTTGCCTTCATTGATAGACCCTGCCAACATGGCATTTGTGACACCAAGTGCTTTTACTTGAACTGCATCTGAATCTAATTCGATTGAACTATCGTCAACCCCTACTGCAAGAACACCACTTGAGAATGAAAGACCATTACCAGCGACTGAAGAAGACAATGCGATATCATTTGCGTTTGCAGTAATACCGTCTCCCCCAATAACATTAACTGTCACATCACCAGAAGTTCCCCCACCAGTCATACCAGTTCCAGCAACTACTGAAGAAATATCACCAGCATCGTTTGTGAAACTAATTACACCAGTTGAACTGTTGTATGATAAGTCACCACCAGCAGATATTAAACCTCTAACATGTGATGTTGATACTGCAAGGTCGATTGCACCATCGTTTGCATCGTCATAAGATGCAGTAAGACCTGTATGTGTACCATTGGTTGCAATTTGAGCACCAACTGTATCTTGTATATTCTCGTAAGGTACTCTAATCTCTAAACTTCCATTTGCATCGTCATATGTCATAGCGACATTGACACCAGAAGTTAGTAGAGCATCTACTCTATCGTCTACTCTTTCGTTTGTGAAGTATAGGTTACTTGAACCTTCTGTAATCTCGTCTGTATTATCTTTACCTGCAACTGAAGAGTCTACATATGCCTTGATTGATTGTTGCGTTGCAAGATGAGTATTACTATTAGAAGCCATATTGTCTTGGTCTAAGACAGCAGTACCCGAAACTGTTCCATTTAGAATTGGAGTCGTTATTGTTTTGTTTGTTAAGTTTTGTGCAGTAGTTAAATCTGCTGTTATCGAAGTATCGATTGTCACATCGTTTGCATTTGCGATAAGACCATTACCTGCAACAACATTTACAGTGACATCGCCACTTGTTCCGCCACCTGTTAGACCAGTTCCTGAGACTACACTTGTTATGTCTCCAGTTGGAACTGTTGCAACTTGAGCGTCAACATATGCTTTAACTGATTGCTGACTTGGAAGTTTAGTAGCACTATTACTAGACATATCATCTTCATCAACTAATGCGTTTGTAATTCTTGCATCTGCTCTTGTATTTGTGAAGTATAAATTACTTGAACCTTCTGTAATCTCGTCTGTATTGTCTTTTGTTAGAATACTTGCATCTACATATGCTTTAATTGATTGTTGAGTAGCGGCATGAGTTGCTGAGTTTGAAGACATGTCATCTTCATCTTTGAAGTTGACTGCAATATCGTCTGCATTTACAGTAATACCTGTACCAGCACCAATGTTTAGTGTTGCATCACCTGAACTTGCAGTACCAGTTAAACCAGCACCAGCGTTCACACCTGTGATGTCACCTTGTTGTCCGTTAATTGTTAGTGTGCCAGCAGCGTCATCATATGTTAATGAGATACCTGTTCCAGCAGTTAGTAGAGAATCAACTCTATCGTCAACTGCCTCGTTGACAGCGGCGCCAGTAATTAAACCAGCAGATGTTATGACCTCAGTAGTTCCTACTGTTAGACCATTTTTGATTATGAAATTTTTACTTGTCATTAGATAGTGCCTCCATCAATGGTGGCGTTAGATAGTCTCGTATCAAATGAAGAGTTGAATCTTGAAGTAGTCATATACAGGTTAGTTGAACCTTCTGTTATATCGTCTGAATCCACATTGGATAACGCACCTGGTACGATTTTTCCACTTGAATTTATGACTTCAGATGACCCTACTGATAACCCATACTCGATTACAAATGTTTGTGTTGTTGCCATTGCTTGTGTCCTTTTGTAAAAGTATTAGTAATTAATACTATTATTTATAGATTGGTGTCGTTCTAAAGACCTCATTTTCCCTAATAAAATTCAATTAGTTATAACTATTTTATACAGCGTGGTCTATTCGCTTAAAATTATAAACTGTGGAGTTTGTACTGGCAGAAGTGACTCTCAATCTGAGATTGCCCGAGTTGATATCTACTGAGAAACTTCCTAACTCACTAGATGTACCTTGTAGGACTGTACCAAACTGCGTTATACTTGCGTTAGTACCGTCGTGTATTACATGAACCTCTGTTATCTCATAATCACCACCAGTAGCGTCTGAGACTGTTATAGTATACTTTGCACCTCTATAACTTGCAATCGCCATTGTATCTAAATTTGTGATAGTAGTCGATGTTGTAGTCACTGTACCAGAAGTAAGTCCTGAACCAGCATCTTGAAAAGATAAAGTACCAGAACCATTAGTCATTAAGACTTGGTTGTTAGAACCATCTGAAGTTGGATATAATAATCCACCTGCTGTTAGTGTTGAAGAAGTTAAATCTCCAAGTTTTAAATCAGCAAGTGCATAACCAGAACCACTAGTATTAACTGTAGTTCCTGGTTCTACCTCTAAACCATCGAATAATGTCCATGTAGAATCCGATGCATCTCTGAATAGACCTGTGTACTCAGATGCACCACCATCTGATAAACCATCGTTGTAGTTTCCGTAGAAACCAATATCGATTAGGTCTGAACTAGTATTTTGATTTGCGAACTCAAACATTGAGTCGCCAACAGATGTCGTTGTAGAATTGACTGTTAAAGTTGTCCCTGTAACCGTTAAGTCACCTGCAACTGTTAAATCGCCATCTACTTGGGTGTTTAGTTTTGACTGTACACCTAAATCTGCGAAAAATTTTACTTTCGATGCCATGGTGTTATTTATGTAATTTATCTACCGACAAAAAAAAGGGGACTCTAAAGTCCCCCTTTTCATAATATATTACTGAATTTAAGCTTCGACTGTAGTTCTGTTAAACTTAATAACCGTTGAGTTTGTACCCGCCGGTGTACATAGTAGTCTAACATTGTCTCCATTAATGTCTGCATCAAATGTCGCTAAGTTAGTATCTTTAAGCGTTCCGTATTGTGTTAATGTCACGGTAGAACCGTCATGTACTAACATTATCTCTGTTGAGTGGAAATTACTTCCCTCTGACATCGCCACGATATATCTCGCAGCTCTATAGGTAGCATGAGCAAAGTTATCAAGTGAGAATTCAGTAGTAGCAGTTTTAGTGATACCACCTGTTGTTGTATTCTCGTCTTGAATCTCTTTACCTGTTTCTATTCTATCTGTACTAGAGTTATAAGACATGTGACGGATGAATTCAGCGAGTTTAAAACTTCTTGTTATAGCCATTTTCTATCCCCCTATGATTGTCTTATTTGGAAAGTATTAACCGTTGTGTTGGTGTTAGCAGGTGTACATAAGAGTCTCATGTTTCCTGAATTAACATCAGCTGTCAACGAAAATAATGAAGCAGTACTGAATATATCGCCATATTGAACGAAATATGCATTGGATCCATCATTGATTAATAATACTTCGGCTGAATGTGTTCCTGCACTCGCATGAGTGGCAGTAATAACATATTTAATACCTTTATTAGATACTGCATTACTTGATAATACTTGATTAGCAGTAGTTGCACTAAAGACACTATTTGTATAGTATCCTTGTACTAAATTAGCAGCGGTAACTGCTACTACTTCTAATGTATCACCTGCAATTGCATTTTCTTCCAGTGTGATTGTTGTGGTGTTGGTTGCAGTATAATCTGCACCAGCATCAACTAACTTAACACCATTAAGGAATACTTGTTCTGAACCTACAGTGTAAGACAATGCATTACTGTCATCATCGTTACCTGTAAATACAGTTTGGTTACCCGAAACGGTGTATTTGTAAATTGAAACACCTGAACCACCTAAAGTTGCAAATGAAACTGTTCCTGAACCATTGGTTTGAAGAACTTGTCCATTTGAACCATCACTGGTTGGAAATGTTATAGCGTCATTAATCTGTAGAGATGTTGGGTTAGACCCAATCTCTACAACAGCAGCAGAACCATCATTCTTCTCGGTATAAAATCTACCGTGATAAGTATTGACAGCCAATTCCCCTAGTGATAAATCACCAGTACCAGGAACTGCGTTCTGAGTCGAACTTCTTTTAAACTGTATAACTGTTGCCATTTCTATCTCCTATTGAAAGTGTGTTAAAGAATATTAATTAAAATGTTCCACCGTCAATAGCAGTAATGGTAACTGCACCACTTGATACTGTAAAGTTAGCACTAGCAAAACTAGCGATACCTTTATTAGATGTCGTTGCATCTTCTCCAGTAATGGTTGCTGTACCACCTGAGTACGCTACATCCATACCTTCGCCAGCAGCGACAATTACAGAACCTAAGTTAGAAGCAGTTGATACTTCAGCAGCAATCGTAATTGCACCTGCACCATTAGTGATATCAATACCATCACCAGCAGTAAGAGTAGCAGCATCCATTAAACCTGAAGATGTGTCACCAATTAAGATTTGACCATCTGTAGGAGCTGAACCTGCATAACTGTCAATACTTCCACTCATACTTGCGTTAGCAAGAGTTAAGTTTCCGAATTTACCTGCCATAGCAGTTCCAGAGAATACTGAAGAACTATCTGTTGCACTTGTTAGAGCGACAAAAGAACCATCTGTATCATCCATACCAAAGAAACCAATTTTAGCACCACCGGAGTTGTACTTAAATTTAATACCTCTGTCTAGGTTATCGTCTGAACTATCTGAACCAATTTCGAATACAGGGTCAGCGATATTTACTGTTGTTGAGTTTACTGTTGTTGTAGTACCATTAACTGCCAAGTTTCCTGTGACTGTTAAGTTACCAGATGTTGTTAAAGTTGCAGTTGTAATATCGTCTGATATTAAGTTTCCTGAAACTGTTAAGTTATTTGCGACTGTCACATTGTTTGGAAGACCAACTGTTAAAGTTTGTCCTGACATTGATGTTTCAATCTCGTTTGCTGTACCAGCGATTGTTAGTGACTGAGAGTCTAAGTCTACTGCACCTGTTCCACTGTCACCAGCCATATCTAAGTCTGAAGCGGTTACACTACTGTCTACATATGCTTTTACTGATTGTTGAGAAGGAACTTTAACTGCTGAGTTAGAAGCCATGTTGTCTTCGTCTACAAAGAAGTTAATCTTATCTAATGTCACATTACTATCTAAGATAGCTGCAGTATCTACTGCATCATCTGCTAATTTAGCAGCGTTGATAGCGTTGTTTGCGATTGTCATAACACCTGTGTCGGCCATAGTGGCGTCACCAGACATTACATTGTCAATCCATTTTGATGTTCCTGTATCATATAATAACATCGCACCATCACCTGCGGATGTGATGTTTACATCACTACCACCAGCAAGGGTTGAAGTTGTTGAAGCGAAAGAAAGATTTCCTGAACCATCTGTTGCTATAACTTGGTTAGCAGAACCGTCTGCGGTAGGCAGCGTGAAGGTTACTGAAGAACCAAGAGTATCTGCAGCTTTAAGACCAACGAAGTTTGTTCCGTTATCGGAATCTTCCATGATTTGTAAAGTTGCACCAGCAGTAGAACCATTACCAACTTTAAAGTTAGCAGGTGTTGCTGAAGAACCAGCAAGCATATCAGTATAATACTTACCACCAATCGCATGGATTAGGGCTGTAGAATTATCTGAATCTACTGATTCGATGAATAGTTTAGCAGATGCACCAGAATTACTTCTATCTTGTACATACGCCAATTCACCTTCCGATAAATCTGATATCGCCGGAGCAGATGCGCCTGTACTTCTTTTGATTTGAATTACTGTTGCCATTTTTATTTTCCTATAAAAATTAAATTAATTGTTGTGACTCAGCACTCCTGAGTCGTGAATACATAATATAAAACTGTCCTCTCACAATGAGGGTCGTTGTCTCACTGGTCGACAACCTTGATTTGTACTATTATTTAGTGTTTTAGAATGTTCCGCCGTCTATCGTAGTGGTGGTTGTCCACTTATCAGTTGACTGGTCATATGAGAGAAGACCATCATCTGTTTCAGATGCGTTTACATCTGCAAGTTCATTGATAGATTTAGCAGATAAGTCTGTTGCACCGCCTGGGTTGCCAACAGTCACTTGTTTTGCTCTTAGATTTGTTGTGTTAGATAATACGCCACCTATGGTAGCGACTCTTGATACTACGCCTTTTATTGCCATTATCTGGTTACTCCTGGTGTGACTATTGCTTGACCTTCTACAACTCTTGTTGTTATACCACCAGCACTTGTTATGTTCATATCATACACATATCTTCCAGGTTCTAATGCTGATGTTTGAGTATCAGTCAAAGATAATGTCACTTTACCGGTAACATTCTCATTACTGGTAGTGAATGTGGCAGATATGGTTGAAGAACCATAGGTCTTTCTTATTTGTCCTGCTGATGTATAACCAGAGAGATTTAAAACCTGTCCTGTTGAATCGGAAACATCTACAGCAACTTGAAAGTCTGTTCCCTGGTCGATAAATAAATTTGCGATTATAGCCATATTACTATTTAGTCATCCTATTCGTCAAACGGCAAAGCAGGTACCTGATGAATTTTCTCAACTGTTGAACTATCTTTCTTAACAAAGACTTTAGTTGAAGCTTTTACAACACCATCACTATCTTTTATAAAGACTCCTTTCACTTTTGCAACTGGCGTTATTGGTCGATTAGAGTTCTCTGTTGCTTGAAATATAAACGGAGACCTGAATCCATATGGTTGTTGTCTGTTTTGTTGAAAACTATAAGACGCCTGACCTTGTGCAATATATGGTTGTCGACCAATAGTAGGATTTCTGTAAATAGAAGGACTTCTATATGAGAAAGGATATGTAAATGGTTGCCTTCTAATAACAGGGTCTTGTCTATTGTGAGTATTAAGATATTGTGCGTTATGTGCTGAAGGTGTTCTCTTATTTCTAATATTAGGTTCTTGTTGACTTCTAATATTAGGTTGTTGTTTATTTTTAAGCGCTTGTCTAATAGAAGGTGTTTGTGCGCTTCTAATATTAGGTTCTTGTTGACTCGCTGGTGTTCTTGTTATAGAAGGAGTTTGTTTACTCGCTTGATAAGCAGACTGTTTGTTTCTTATAACAGATTCCTGTTTATTTTTAATAGTAGGTTGTTGTTGATTTCTAATAAAAGGATTCTGCGTATTCGCTTGTGCATCTGCGGTGTAAGGACTTTGAGCGCTTCTAATATTAGGTTCTTGAGCAGTCTGTTGGGCGCTTCTTATACTAGGCGCCTGTTTGTCTCTAATAACAGGTTCTTGTGCGTTTGCAGTATACGGAGTTTGATGAGCTCTTTCAACCGGATTTTGTCTGTCTCTAATATTAGGTTCTTGTTGATTTCTAATATTAGGTTGTTGATTACTTTCCTGCTGATTTCTTTCAAACGGATGTTGTTTGTTTCTAATATTAGGTTGTTGATTACTTTCCTGCTGATTTCTTTCAAACGGATGTTGTTTGTTTCTAATAACAGGTTGCTGTGCCTGATGCTGTCGATTTCTTTCAAACGGATGTTGTTTGTTTCTAATAACAGGTTGTTGCGCTGGTTGTTGCACCTGTGTAGCAATAGGATGTTGGTATATGGATGGTTGTTGTCCTACTGGCATATCACATTACTCCTGGTTATTATCATCGTTTTCATCGTCTTCTGGTTCTTCGTTTTCGTAATACAGAGTCACTTTTAGCGATATTGTATGAGTTCCCATATTAGCATCTGGACTTGTAAATGTAAATGTATTAGTTGTCTCGTACTCCTTAACATCTCCACCGCTAGCATTATCACATTTCCACTTGGTAAAAGTACCATTAGTTGTACCAAAACTCCAAGAAGTGCTAGTTATTGCAGTGCCTGTAGAAATGTTTCCGCTCAGAGTACCCTCATTGAAGGTACCATGAGTAGAGGTACTTCTAGCAACAGAATAATTAGTTCCAGCATCGTCTATTTTGTATAGAAGAATAGCACTATTTGCATTAATGCTTTGCTGCTGACCATTTTGAGTACCGCCGGTATTTGTTTCTTCCAGATATGCATCAGCATTCTGTCCAGGTGGTATACCATCAGATGAAGCATAAACATATACATTAACATCATTACTTGATTCAACACAATATAATACAATCCAAGGTTCTAGACCGCTATGGTCCGAAACTGAAACCTCACAATGAACTTCAGTATATGGAGCAGTCGTAGTACCAATGTTTTGCTGTTGTAATTCACTAAAGATAAACGGTGTTCGTGCATTTCTTGAGTTTTGTGTATTGACAATTACTGGAGTTGTAAATGGTGACCTATGTTGGTAAATACTCGGCGATTGATGCTGATAAATTGACGGACTTCTAAATGGTGAACTATGCTGATAAGTACTTGGCGATTGATGCTGATAAATTGACGGACTTCTAAATGGCGACTGATGCTGATAAGTACTTGGCGATTGATGCTGATAAATTGACGGACTTCTAAATGGCGACTGATGCTGATAAATCAACGGACTTCTATGGTCATAAGTGTCTGGACTTCTATGTTGATAGATACTAGGTTCTCTATTATCGTATGTAGAAGGTGACCTATGGTCATAGGTAAATGGTGACCTATGTTGATAAGTAAACGGACTTCTATAAGGCGACCTATGGTCATATATTAAAGGTTCTCTATTTTGATATGTAGAAGGTGTTCGAGAAGGACTTTGGTGGTTATATGTTGAAGGACTTCTGTGGTCATATGTAAAAGGACTTCTATGTTCATATGTTAAAGGTTGTCTATTTGTATAGATGCTAGGCGTTCTAGTCTGAGTCGGTGTACGATATATCAAAGGACTTCTATGTTGATATGTAGAAGGTTCTCTATGTTGATAATTTAACTGATAAGTAAACGGTGACCTATGTTGATATGTCAACGGACTTCCATGTTGATATGTAGAAGGTGTTTGAATATTGTATATTGAAGGCGCCCTACTTGTGTATATAGCAGGCGACCTGTGATTATAGGTTTTTTGTGCGACACCTTGAGCAATTATTGGATTTTGTGCATTACTAGGCGTCTGAACATTTGTAGGTGTTCTACTTTGATATGTAAATGGTTGTGTTCCTTGAGTAGTAACCTGATAAATTCTTTGTGCGATATTCGGTTGTTGACCGGCTGCAGGTACTCTGGCTAAAAAGGGTTGCTGAAAAGTTCCACCATTCTTATCATGTTTTATAAAAATATCGTCTGACATATTTTGTTCACTATATTAAAAAGAAAAGATGACCTATCTCTTTTCCACTACCACTAGGAAGACCACTAGATAAATCTGAGTCTGTTATCACACTATAATCTAACTCTATGTCGTTACCATCTAGAGTGATACCATTACTCACTGAAGCTTCTAATGTTATCTCACCATCTGTAGTTGTATTAGTACCACCGTCTGGATTATCATTGTAGGTGAGTTTTATACCTTTATTTAGTTCAACATTTGCAGTACCATTTTGAGCTATTGTTCCATCACCACTTGCATCGAACTTAAATTGTTTAGCGACTCTGTTGTCTGTAAAGAACACAGCAGAAGCGTCTTCAGTTAAATTACTAGTACTACCAGCTTGGTCACCAGGGTTCCAAGCAGAACCACTCCATATTAGTATTTGACCAGTACTTGCACCACTATTGACATTTGCTAAATCTTCTAAGTCGATTGATGGTAAGTCTGATAGAGTTAAAGCAGTAAGAGTAGTTGCAATAGATACATTACCCTTTGCAGTCTGAGTCTGGGTACCAGTGACTGCACCTGTTAATGTGAAAGTTGAATTTGCAATTGTTAAATCTATTGCACCATCAGCGTCATCGTCATTGTAAGTTGCTGTAAGACCTGTATGTGTACCATTGGTTGCAATCTGAGCACCAGTAATGTCTTGTACTTTCTCGGTGAGTGTGACATTTGACCATGAAGAACCAGTTTGAACTAAAATTTGGTCATTAGTATTGTTTGCATCTGAAACATCGTATAAGTCATTTAGAGCAAGTTCGGTAGAAGTAATATCTCCTTTAGTCAAAGCTCTAAGAGTAGTTGCAATTGTCAAATTACCTTTTGCAGTCTGAGTAGCAGTACCTGTGACTCCACCTGTTAATGTGAAAGTTGAATTGTCTACTACTAGATTTGTTTTGCCTGTATCATCGTTGTATGTGACTGATAGACCTGTTTCAGTATTACCAGCGAACATTGCACCAGCGATATCTTCAACTCTTTCTCGCATGGGTGTGTTTTCCCATTGGTCTGTGGTATCATTATACAGTAAAACATGGTCTTCTGCAAGCGCAATAGGATGGTCTACATTTGCAAGATAATCTATATTCTTTAATGCGATTCTAGCGTCTGCTCTTCCATCTGTATAATATAGATTAGAATTATGTTCTGTTAAGTTTTGTGTTGTGTGGTTTGCAATACTTGAAACTGTACCAGTCAAAGAACCTGCGTTTGCATTACTGTCGTGGTCAGATGTTGTATCTAGTATTGTGTGAGTACCAGCAAAGTTTTTAATGTTATTAACTACAGAACTACCTGATTTGAATACTGAGTTAGTATCACCTGTTATATCATCGACACTTGTAATGTCGCCACCAGTGATATTCAATGTACCATCTGTTAGAGTTCCTACTGTTGCAGTTCCTGATACATTTGATAAGTTTGAATATACATTTGACCATCTCTTTGATGTTAAACCCAATGAATATGTATTAGTTGTTTCTGGTCTTAGATGAGAGTTTGCATAACCTGTGAATGTAATTGTATCACTAGCGGCGTTACCTAATGTTGTGTTTCCGTCTACTGTAAGGTTTGCATTTAAGGTTGTATTATCAACTACTTGAAGTGTTGATTGCATATGCACATCACCATCAATGTCTACAGCATCTAAATGAGATGTACCATTTACATCGATGTTGCCTTCGATATCTAAGAATCCTGAGAATGTTCCGTTGACTGCGCCTGTTATAGAACCACTGTTGATACTCATTGTAGAATCAGTGATAGTAGGTGCAGTTAGTGTCTTGCCTGTTGTGAGTAAGATATCATCTTCTGCAAATGTCTTACCTGCAAGTTGTATTGTATATCCAGATTCTAGTAGAGTTGTTGGTGATGAACTATCTCCATTTATAATAACACCGTTTGCATTGGTGTTATAGATTGTGTTCTCAACTGTTTTCTGGAAGAATGATGCAACTGAGTTTGCAATATTTGTTCCTACAAATGCACCAGTGTATGAGTATACATGAAGTCTATCGTTAGTAGACATTGCATTTGCTTGACCAGATGCATAAGTACCTGTTAGTGTGATACCCTCATGCGAACCTGTACCAGTAGGATTAGAAATAATGAAATCTACATCTTCTATCAAATGTCTTTCGTTTTTAAATACTTGAATCTTATCTTTTACAAAAATTAAGTTATTTGCAAACTCATCGTTACCTGTAAATAGTGTTTGGTTTGTTGATGCAACGAATACGAACTCTTGGAAGAAAAACTGTTTGTCTTCTAAAACATTGACAGCATCAACTAGTGTTCCGTTGTTTCCAGATTTTAATCCTTCTCTTAGACCAGAAACTTCACCCACATCATATGCGAGTTCGTTATAGGTAGTTCTAAAGTCTTCAATTGTTGCGAAGTTGTCTACTGTTTTAGCCATGTAATTTCTCTACTATATCTTTTAATAAGTCTTTAATTTCTGTTACCTCTTTCTTAAGAGTATTTATTTCATTCTTTTGAGTTTTTAAAAACTCTCTTCTTCTCATTGTCAACCTATACTGTTCTTCGTTAGTATTGATAATGGCATGAGAGGATTCATCCCTAATTAGGTCTGAAAATCCTTCCACTTTATGTACTATCTTACGCAAGAGCAATACACCTCAATGCAGTCACTAGTGGTACAATCGAAGTATTACTTGATTGACCAACTATCTTAACTACAAAACCTGTGAACTCTGGTAAACCTTCAGCAGTATATTCATACTCTTTAAAGTTTCTTGCATCTTTTTCGGTCACCACATCTGGTTCTCCATCTCCATTGAAGTATTCGAACCCTAAGTCATCGATAGGTGTTGTCTCGTCATTCTTTAATATCTTAAACATGAATTTTAAATCAGATTCAGGTGGTCTATAGTTATCTGCAATAACTTTCAATGTAGTTGCAGGATTCTTAAGATTCACTTTTCTAGTGATATAGACCATGGCGTTATTATCGCCATCTGGTTCAGTTGAAGGCACATGAATCATAGAACCAGTTGAACCACCAGGTAGGTCATTAGCAGAATCAATATTATTGATTCTATTCATGATACCCAAACAACCAATCGTACCAATATCAATTACTGGAGATAAGTTCTGGTTAGCACTAGTAAACTGTAATCTACATTCAAATGATTTATTATTTGTGCCACCAGTCTGTTCTTCTGATTCATTAATACTCGATGCGATAATACTAGGTCTTTCGAAATAGTTATTGTCATTTAATGTAATGAATTCATTCTTTGAGCGTAATGTAAATGTTGAATCTAAATTATTATCTTCAGGTGAATTAGTTCCTGTTCTTCTAACACTTGACAATAATGTTGTGTCTTTATATGTTAAAGAAGGTATCATTGTATGCAATACATCATAGTACATGTTAGTAGTTGCATATGCTTGGTCACCACCAGCAATAGTTGATTCAACTGCATTGGTATATGATAAGTGATATGATGATAAGTCTGGTGTACATGCAAATGAGTCGATACCATAATTATTGATACTACTGAATACTTTATTAATTGAATCTACAGGGAAACCACCCAATGTATCTCCAACACTTGATAATGTTATAGTTGCATTGTTTGAACCATCATAGTTATTAATAGTGATAGATTCGTTTGCAGTATAACCTACACCTGGGTCTTTGATTGTCACTGAACTAATTTGATTTCCACTATTAACTGTTATTGTATCAATCTTAAGTCCTGTACCAGTACCACTGTAGGTATATCCTGTGGAATCCCAATTGGCGCCACTATTGTTATATGTACCAGCAGTTGGAGTTCCTGTTGTTGAACCTGCTACAGTTAATACACCATTCTTCTTATCTCCTTCTACGCCATATATAACAACATTCGATTGATTGTCGTACATACCATGTGAGTAAGAGTATACTCTAAAGAATGATTGATTAGAAAAAGTTTCTATTGAATTATTCTGCAATTTCTTAGGTGGTAAATGTGCGTTGTTAAACACGATGTTTGCAGCTGTAGTTGTATTAAACTTAGCGACTCTCATATTAAACTTCAAGTCATCTGTTTGTTCTGCTGTCCATGTAGATGCGTTCTGAGACATGAACAATGAACCAGCGTATGGTTGTCCTGATATTGTCTGTCCAGTAATTAAATCTGTTTCGCCCATTCTGGAAATGAAACACTCGTAATCTGTTGAGTTAGTATACACAACAAAACAATATTCATGTTTGTCTTCTAGGTATACAGGTGACTCAAATGTAAATGTAGTTGCGGATGAACCATCATCTGAAGTATTGACTTCATCTGGATTCTTTGTCACAATTGAGAATGGTATAGTTGTCTGTCCTGGATATCCATTTATCATATTTCTGATTTCTACTGATACAGGTAAACTAGTTGCCTTACTCTTAAAGAATACATCTATAGATGTTAGGAACATACCGCCATCAGATTCTACCATGAATGATTCTGCTAATGGGTCTTGCCAACCTCTTGGTTCTGCTGGAATATCAAAGTCAAATATTCTTCTGTCTTCTCTTGGAAGAACCATTAAATCAGCGGGTGGGAACCTTGGAGGTAATGGTACAGGAGGTGGTACAGGAACAGGCACCGGCGGTGTAGGCACAGGCACAGGTACCGGAACTGGTACAGGGACTGGCACAGGCACAGGCACCGGATTCGGCACTGGCACATATACCGGAGTTGGTGGCATAGGTGGTGGTGTCGGTGGTATTGGTGGAGGCGGCGCAATAGGTGGTGGTGGGGGTGGTAATGAACCATCTCCTGTCACATTTAATCTTTCACCTCTTCTTGTAATTGTTCTTTCGCCTGATAATCTTTCTGTCACCACTCTACCATTTCTAGTAGATACTATTTCTGTTTGTGAACTATTTAAGAGACCTTGTGCTTGATAAATCTCTGCACCCATTGAATCTGGATTACTTTGATTCGATGACTGAGATGTTATCTTTAATTCTCTTTGTCCTGTTGGGAATCTTTGGAAGTTGTCATTAGGTATTAAGAACTTACATTCTACTTTACCATTACCATTTGTTTTTATTCCAACACCCTTGTTTGTTGTTCCGTCTTGTGAGAAGTCAGCACTACTAGGTGTGACATAACCATCTACTCTGATACCATCAAAGTATACAAAGTGTTTTGTGTTTGGTTTTAAGTTAGTTCCTACTGCTGTTATCTCTCTACTTCTAATGAAAGGTATAACACTGACACTAACAACTCTATCATTTCTTGTTTCTACAAAGTCTTCAACTACTGAAGTATTAACACCTTGTCTTGATTGAATTTCTGGTGTTTCGGTAATCTCTGTTGTTATGATTGTACCTTGAACCCATTCACCACCTTGAGCAGGGTCACCAGACCAATTGCCAGGAACAGCTGCATCTACTGAAGAACTAACTACGGTTGGTTCACCAACCCATGTTGTCTGCCAGTTATTCCATATTGTTCCAAGTGAGTTTTGATTCTCTGCAAGAACAGCGTCAAAGTTTCCTTCTCTGTTGATTCTAACTTCTGGTAATTGTTCTGTATCATTCCATATATCAGAACCAGGAGTTAATTTGACATTACCTATAAATGCAAATACATGATATGGATTAACATTGACATGTCTAGATGCCTTATCCTGATTTACATATGATACTTGTGAGTAAGGTAATGTAATTAAATCACCAGTCTGCTGATAACCAGTTGAACCAGATGCATTTAATTCTATATCAAAGAAGTTTGATACTGATTCTGGTCTTAATTGTCCCAATTTAGTATCTATACCAACATGATAATCAGGATGAGATACATCACCAATTTTGTGACCTCTGAAGTTATCTACTAAGAAACCAGATTTGAATCTATCGAAACCTTGTGCATCTAATATCTGTTTTGTTTGTGTGTCTTTCTCTAATAAAGACAATGCAGTAATTCTTTCTAAGTTTGTGACTCTCTGATTGATTTTACCAATGTCGCCCATTGTAAATCTTCTGTAGTCTTTTGTTTTTACTTGTATTTGTTTTACATTTCTTGTAAATGCAGGTATAAACAATTCGAACATTTCTAAAGAATCATCAATTGAATTTGGTCTTTGTGGTGTTAAGGTCGGATTACCTTGTGCAACTTCGAATTTACCACTTCTATGTAAGAATACTTTATCGATTCTAGGCACATAGAACTCTATGTTTGACTTAATCATTGATGTTGGCAAAGGACATCTTGAATATGATGAATGTGCTGTCGTAATATCAGCAGTAGATACTCCTAATAGATTATCTCTAGAGGATTCAAAACTTCTTGCTTCATATGCAAATGGAGATATTAAGTGACCTGTACCATCACCACTACTGTAGTCTGATACATCTAATATACTTGCAATATTGAATACATAACTCTGACTAACTAAATCTGCATTACCAAATAGTTGACCAACTGATGGTCTAAAGTCTACTGCATCTGCAAGTTCAAATTGTCCATCTGGTTCAAAACCACCCAAGTCTACTTTGTTTGGTGAGAAGTTAGGAATGTCTTTATATGAAATACTATTTGTATATGAATTTACATCATAGAAATCACCAGAACCACCTACAAACATATCAAATAATACTGTTATTTGATTATTTGGTGTTGTCTGTCCTTGTTTTAAAATAAGTTTTGCGTGGTCATAATAACCATCTCTTTGACCATTGTCTAAAGAGTATCTATTTGTTATTTCAGGAGATTGAACTCCTAATGATGTTATGGTTGCAATTCCACCTGTTGTTTCATCTACTACTGTTTCGCCTGCGGTAAACTTTTCGGTTCCTAAGTAGTAAAAATAACATGTTTGCGTATCAGTAAACTTCATAAGTTTAGCACGAACACCTGTTGTAGCACCTTTAATTATATTTCCTGTTGTACTTGTACCAGATGTTAGAGTTATAACTGCATTTGGTGGTGTTGCAACACCACTTGTATCTGTTCCTGGAACTGCCTCAAATATGCCTCTGATTTTGTATACATCTGAAACACCAAGAGATAGTTCTTTGTGGTCATATGCAGTACCATAGAATGGATTATCTGCATGTGCATCGTTCTTAGTGAATCTTAATGCACGAAACTCTCTTAAGTTCTTTGATTTCGATGTTGGGTTAGTGACACTAACTGTATATGTCGCCCTTACGATTGCACCATCGTCAGCAGCTGCACCCAATACAACTTCACCAGATGATGTATTGACTGAAGAGACATCATCGCCTCCTAATACTACACCATTAGCTCTTGTTGGACTTCCTGTCGCTTCTTTGACAATTGCGAACTGATAGTTGTCGTTGTTTGTTGGTTCAAATGATTCGTTTGATTCTTTTGTGAGTGTTATCTCACCAGAAGTACCAACTTCAAATTCTTTTTGATACTTAACTGTAATCTCTGTAGGTGTTGATTTACTTACATGGTCTCTAGGGAATGCAAATACTGTAGAAGATTGGTCTTGATTGTAAAGTTTTGCTCTTCGTCTGAGTAGTCCAACTTGTTTAATGTTAGTTCCGGCAGCAACTAGTGTTGCATTTGAATTGTCTGTCACGGATGCAATAAGTTGTTCAGCACCATTACCATCTAAGACTATATCACCCTTTCTTAGTTCAGTCAAGAAATCAGTACCAACACCTGTTAAAGCTGTACTAGTTATTGTTGTTAGACCCGATATAACTTTGTCGTTGTCTAATGCAATATTGGCAGTAAAGTTTTGTGTTCCTGTTGTTTCAGAAGACTTAGTTTGACCAACACTTCTTGCATCTTCTACTTGAAAACTACGAACAGCAGTAATACTAAAATCTACTTTTACTTTACCTGTTCCAGTTCCTGCAGCTGCAGCCGTGAAAGTAGAACCTACTGCGTATGTCTGACCAGAAGTGCCTGCGGCCGTATTCCACTGTGCTTGAGTTGTGTTTCCAAGTTCCGTTATTATATATGGAGTAGTTGAAACAAAACTTCCAGCATTGACTATAATCGTACCGCATGTACCTTGTCCCTTTAGTGAAAGGGTATCTGTTGTTTTGAATGTACCAACAACATCATGTACCATAATATGATTGTTTGTAGTATCTGCATATGCAACAATACCTACTGCGCCAGATGCTGAACCTGTGACTTTATCACCAACTTTGAAGTTGTTTGTCGCAACTGTAGTACTTAACATTGTGAACATCTTGATATCAAATAGATATAGATTTTCAAAAGCAGTTGAGTGTTCGTCAATGTTTCTTACTCTTGCAAAACCGATATGACCAACTGTTGTTGTTGATCCAGTGCCTGCATATGCATTAAGTGTGCCTGGTGTTGCAGTTGCCTTATCAAATAGTTGAATTGCTTTATATGATTCTGTATTTGTAGAATCACCAAACTCTGGTTGACCATGTGAATCTTTAATTCTTAATTTGTTTCCTAGTCTTGCAGGTGTGTTTGCGTTTGTAAGCGCCTCTGTTGTTCTTGCCTTGTTTAATGTTAAATTCGTTGTGCCTGTTTTATCAATAGAGTAACCTTTAACATATGCTTTACCAGGAGAGACTTGCATAACAAATTGACTCTCATCTCCACCTTGATACGCTTCATAGAATCCTCTATTGAATCCGTCTAGTAAATGTTCTCTAAATGAATGTGTGAATTGTCGTATTACAAAATCACCATTCGCATCAAATGTTCTTTGTGCAAGTGTGTTTTCTATATGATTGTATACTGGTCTTTTTACTTCTAATTCTATAACACCATTACTAACTCTTCCCAACTCTACAAAGTTTGTATCTGTTGTAGCAGTTAGTGCGAACTTAGCAAGTGTTAATGTGAACTTAAGTCTATCTGCACCAGCAGCGTTTTCATTTGTTGTTCCTTGTGAATTGTCTAGTAGAGTTGTATCAGTGCCAGAACCAACAAGTTCTTCTACAATGTCTAGACCAATTCTATAAGAAGGTTTACCATTATACTTTTCTAATACAATTGTTTGTGCATCTACTTTGACGAAGTATCCTCTTAAGAATACAACACCCTCATTTATACTTGCAATAGATGAACGGCCGACTGGTGAAAGACCAAGTGCAGCTACTTTGAATTCATTGTTATTTGATGCAGTGGTTATTGCACCAGCGGCACTAACATTAACTTCACTTATCTCTTCAGAAGGACTAAATCTTTCTGAAGGATTTGTTGTTGCAGTTTCGTCTGTACCATGTTGTAAATATCTTACAATAATAGTTGCTAAATCTGTTCCTGTAGATGCAACTGTTTTTACTATCTCTGCAACGACTCCAGTTGTCTCTCCTTGAATTAGTTTACCTGTGAAACCACTTAGATATGTAGCGACATCAGCTGTTCCAGTAGAGTTAGGATTAGTTGCCTCGACTTTAACATATTCGACATCCATATCGATGTCTGTCTCTGCACCATTGACAATCGAACCCTCTTTGAACATGTGACTACCAAATTTTTGTATTTGGTTTTGTAAGATTGATTGTGACTGAGTTAGTTCTCTTGCCTGTAGGGGTCTACCTGCTCTGAAGAGTACTTTGTGATAATTGTTATCCTCATTGTAGTCATCGTAGTATGGTGATATATTTAAGTCTGTTTTTTCTGACATAGTTTAATCTTCTTTAAATTTAAGAATGTAAAAAGGGGGAGTTAAACTCCCTATATTACATTTCAATAATTAGTTTAATATCTTCAATTTGGTCAGCGGCTCTTGAAACTGCGCCTCTATTTTCAACATAGAGAATTTGACCTGTAAATCTTTGCATTTCTGGATGAGCAGAAGAGACACCAGATGCGGTAACATCAGCAACTTTTGTGCCAGCTTTATAGACTTCATCATCATTTGCAAATGCGATATATTCGCCACCTGAATTAGCAACAGGTAAGGTTTTTAGAGTATTACTTGTCTTAGATACAACTCTTACTTTAGCAGTGGTTGCTGATTCAGATGAAGCATCTGTAAGTAAGTCATCAACATTAATTGAAGAAGCATTATCAACTGTCAACATATTTGTTGCAGTCATTGTTGCATCTCCAGAAACAGCACCAGATGATGCTTTTACTGGATTCTTAATAAGACCAATTCTTCTGAAGTCATTGTCTGTTGGGAAATCACTAAACCCACCATCAAGACCTTCACCAAACTCTAATCTAGAGTTTACGATTGCATAGTTACCACCCATTTCTTCGATAGGGTTAGCACCATGACCATTAATTGGCGACATTATAATATGAACTGTAGCACCTGAACCACCTGCAATACCTGAAACATTGGAGTCTAATGTAGGTAATGATGCTCTTTTATAACCTGTTCCCCAATAACTAGTACCAGAACGATGATATGCTTGTTTTAAATTACCTGAAACGAAACTTAAAGTGACTTCTGCACCAGAACCATCTCCCTGTACAGGAACATTAACTGTAAATGTATTTGATGAACCACTTGTGTAACCAGAACCGGCAGCGGTTACGACATAATGATAAACTGCGCCGTCTACGGCAGCGTTTTCAACATCCCATTGAGCAGAACCATCATCATCAGCAGTTGAACCAAACCCACCATTTGTACCAGAACCTACTACAGCAGATTTAGCACCAAGTGATTTTACTGGTATAAAGTCGTTAGTGACAAACTTAATAACATCTGAAGCGGTAACTGAGTACATAAATTTCCACATATATCCTAAAGATGCATTTGCATCTGCGGTCACTTCAGGAACTGTTGTTGAAATAGTTATTGGTTTAACTGTAGAATTTATAGTTGCACCATTTGAATCAACACCTGTTCTTAAACATTTGTATACTTTAAATTCGTCTGTAATTACATAACCTCTTCCATCGAAGAAGTTAGATACATTTGTGA